GCAGACCAAGTTTGTCCACTAGCTATAGTTTCACTACTATCTTGTCTAAAATATAAAGGGTCAAGAGCACCAGCATTTAGTTCGGTCTCGGTATAGTATCTTGTATCTAATTGACCAGCATCTAATTCAGTTTCAGTATAATATCTAGTGTCTAAATCAACAGAACCAGCTGAGGTAACATGACCTTGAGCTGAAACAGTTATGTCTTGAAGTACATTTCCATTACTGTTGTTGATCGTAGTATTCGCACCAGTAACATTATGGTTAATTGTTACTTGGTTATTACTTGTAGTTTTTGCTAAATCAGTACCAGCTAAGACATTAGAAGCTATAGTAGCCTCTAAAGTTGTTTTATTAACACCATCAGTTCCAGATATAGGATTTGCAAGATTGACGATTTTGTTATTACCAAGGTCTAAGTCACCTTGCATAGCATCATCGCCAATCGTGCTCATGGCATTGTTATCAACTTCTTGAGCTACATATAAAATCTGGTCTATATTGTCGTTTAAATCTTCAGCTTTAATTGCAGAGCCTGGATAAAATGTCGCCTTTTTATTGTCGTTATCTGTATCTCTGAAAATTAAAACAGTAGCTCCATTAGCTGGAGCTGTATTCATTTGGACTGTAGTAGCGTTGGCGAAAGAATATTCAGTTGTAGGCTGCGTAACACCGTTAAGTTTTACCTTAACGTCTGTTGCAGCTAAATATGGAAATGTAAAATTGTATAAAACGGTAGAACCGTTTCCTGTGTATTGAGTTTGTGTAAGAGCCATTTACGCTAAAAAGTAATTTAACCGGGCAGATTATTTAGGTATATTTTTTATTTTTTCTATTTCTATTTTTGTTCTATTCTCAGTTTCATAATCACCTATTTTTCTAGAACGATCTCCTATCAATCCAAGTTCATGTTCTTGTTGAAGTATTGATGCTTTACCACCACTTTCTTGATCTTCAAGTAATAAAGCCCAAGCTCTTCTCTTGGCATTATTTAAAACAGTTTTGAATTGATCAGCATGTAATGTATTGCGTGGTTCGTAATTTTCCCCAGCTTTTCTATCTTTTTCCATTTCTAAAATGGATTGTTTTATTTGAGGATATCTTTGTATCATGTCTGTTAATTCAGCTTCAACATTTTCTTGTCCCATATAAAACTGAAATTTAGATTTAAGATCAGGATGACCTTCTAAGTCTTCTCCATTAGGTCCAGTATTAAATGTTTGTTTTAAATTAACTCCGCTTCTAAATAGAAGTTCTCTAGTTTCATTTGTAGTTCCAACGTTTACATTGAAAGGTAATATTGCATTTGTCAGTCTTGTCATAGGTTCCCAGTCTCTGAGAATCTCTCCATTTAACTGATCGTATCTATAAGGTAATAGTTTACCTTTTGTAAATACATCAGCATATAGGTTTCTATTCTGTACACTTTGCCAGAATCCAGATTCTAATTCACGCATACCGGGAGATAATAACTTACCTATTTCGTTACGCATAGAACCAAGTGGTATCTGGTTATTTACAAAGTTAGCTGCAACTCTTGGAGCATCAGCACCTTGTGATGTAAGTAAATCTGACAGCTGTAAAAGACCAGCTAAGAATGATTTATTAACTATGTTTGCTTGTAATAAATAAGAAACTTTACCAAAGTTATTTGATGTCCATTCATCACCCATTACTTTTTGAGAGTCAACAATATCAGCAACAAATCCTAAGATTCCATTAAATGGTTCTAAAGACTCATAACTTATATAAGAATCTCCAATCTTAATTGATCTAGGTTGCCAACCAAATGCTTGCCATGTATTTCTTAGTCCTCTATCAGGAGGTCCATTACCTGTAATATTTCCGTTTAAAGCAGCCCATGCAACCATACTTGTGAAGCCATAACTTATAGCCTGTCTTCCACGCATAGTAGCTTTTGCTATCTCATGATCACTTGCTGTTTTAATTCCATATTGTAGTAAGTCTGGATGATTCCATTCCTTACCCATTATGTCAGCATGTTCTTTTATAAATGAATTTAGAATAGGTGTGTACTTAGACGTCATAGTCAAAGCGTTAACACCAGTTCTTGCAAACAAAAAGAAAGGTCTAAAGAATGGTGCTTGGTCAAACATCTTATCTAATGACTTAGCAAATCCTGTTAGTTCCTGAGTAAGCTTTGCTTCATCAGCAGCAAACTTTGCCATCTCATCTGACAGACGTCCATCACCATCAAATACTTTTCCTTCAAAATCAACTTCAGCAGCTCTGACTAAATCATCAAGATCTGCATCAGATACAACTATTCCTTTATCGTTAACTTTCTTATATACGTTTTCAAAAGCAAGTTGTCTTTGTCTACCTCTACCAATGATTTGGGTAAAGAAGGTATCCATAGATCTCATCACTCTAGGACCATAGTTAAAGACAGGTATTTTATTAATACCTCTAAGACCATCAGCAAATTTAGCACTAGCTTGATCACCAGCAGTTCCATAAGAACCAGCCCATGACATCATTTGTTCCCACTCTTCATCTTTTCTATTTTTTATGTATCCCCTAAAGCCATCTTCTTTCATTGAATAAGATTGGAAGTCAGCAACTGCTTTTTTCCAAGCTTCATTTCTAGCTTCTACCATCCCACCAATATTATGGAATGCACCACGCATTACAGTGTCATCAGATTTACCAATAGCACCAAGCATAGTTGCAACAGGACGCATAACAGTTCCCATTCCAGTACCTACTAATGCACGTACAGGAGTTTTAGGACCAGATAACATTGAGTTAACACCCATAGTCATCATTTCATTTAATATTGCGTTCCTTTGATAGACATCACCTTGTTTATATCCTCTGAGCTTTCTTTTAAAGAACTCATTAAAATCTTTAAATGTCTGAGCATTACCATTACTTTCAGCAGTGAAGTGTAAATAACCTTCTAATAACGAGTTGTCAGGATCATTCTTCAGTACTTCTTTTAAAGTAGCAGCTTCAGCAGCTGCATCATCAGATGCTCTAGCAATGATTTCTTTTCTAGAAATAGCACCACCACCATAAGATCTTAATTCAGCAGAACTAGCTAAACTAGCTTCTTTTCTAAGTCTGCCTAATGCAGAATGTCTAGCTAATATGCCATCTAATAATGAACCATTAGCAGATACATCTATTTTATCTGCAACACTAAGGGCAGCTTTAGCTAAATCTCTTGCTTCAAATGCTAATTGTCCTCTTATCAAGTCCATAGATTTTAATTGGACTGGACTTAAGTAATTTAAAACTTCACCATCAGCAAGTTCTGTAGCAGCTCGTGGATCACCAATGTAATTTAAAACATCTTGCTCAGGTATATCCATCAATCTGGAGTGTCCTGAGTCATCCATAAATTTAAGAAGATCAACTGCTGATCTTTTAAAATCTCTATCTAAAGCATCGTTAGTTACTTTGCTAGATAAACGTTGAAATGCTGGACTACCTTGTAGTGTTTTACTTAAAGAATTTATTTCTTCAAGCATTACCCCGGGAGCTGTGTATTCTGTTCTTCTTATATTGGCTTCAGTCATGGTCCCGCGAGGAGCACCATATTTCTGAGTAGGATTATTACGAATTTCGATCATATCCCTGACACCTTCTACAGGATTATCTGAAGTGCTAATAGCTTGGTTATCAGTTATATCTCCACCTTTGTAATAAGCTGGATTTTCTCTTGGACCACCAGTAGCTAAATCAAATTCAAGTTGTTCTTGTTGTAAATCAACATTAGCTTCACCTTGTTTTCTAGCTCTACTGGTTAGATCTCGATATTCACCCCATTCAATTTCATTCTTTTCAGCAAACTCATTCATCTTTTGCTGTTGTACTTCCGGCTTTAACCTTTCCCAACTCTTATTCTTTTTAAGAAATTGATCTTTTGGTAACGGTTCAGCAGTACCTAATTTTTTAACTTTATTAGTGTAACTACGATAAGCAGATTTCTCATATACCTGTCTAGCACCTTTAAGAACAGCTGCTTCTTTAGCTACATAGTCCATATCTGAACTTTCATCTAAAGCTTTAATTAGCTCATCTTTATTACCAGTAACTGCTTTTTGTGTTTTCTTAGCACTTGTTGAATAGGCGCGAACACCCCAACCAGCTGCTTCAAAAGCAACATCCATCAGTCCACCAATACCTAATCCTTCTCCCATGTTGTAAAAGGATTTCATTGCTGGAGACATAGTTTCCTTTGTAGCTAAAGGTTCTAAAATTCCAGCTTGATTAGGAAATGTATCTACTAAAACTCTAGTTAAATTAGATTCTTGTGATTGGTTACTTATCAGATCATAGGTAGCACCAGATGCTGCGGACATACCAATACGTCCAGCTCTACTGAGCTTTGCTGCTGCTGCTATTCCTTTTAATCCTTTAGCACCCCACATGATTTTTCCAGCACCAACTGTTCCTCCAACAAATTCAATACCAGTTCTTAAAAACTTACCCCATTTTGTTTCAGTAATAGGTGCATTTTTAATTAACCAAGGAGCATCATATTTGTATGGATTATTAGGATCAGTAGGTTGATAAAACTTCTTATCTAACAGCTTAGGTAAAGAAGCAACACTGTTATAGATATCTATACCACCACCAACAATCGCATCTCCTACTTCTTTAATGTTGTCTTTTAAACCAAACTCTTTAGGATCTTTAGGTTGGCTTGTTTCATCAGTTGTCTTGTCTATAGGCGCAACTTGTGTTTGTTCTCTACGTTTACGAATATCCTCAGATTCCTCAAACACACCTCTATTGTTATATGAATCCATTATTCAAATCCCATCATAAAGAAATTCTGTGATTCAGGTGTCATGTCATCCCACATCAAACCTTTAGATGCTGCCGATGCTGAAACAACTGTTTCTTTTGCCTTTTCAAATCTTTGTTTTCGTCCGAGATTTGTATTATCAGCTGTAATTACATCTCTAATTCTGTCTACAAGAAACTTACCAGCAAGTGGAATGGCAGTATCAGCAGCTATTTGTGTATCTGCTGCAAAATTTGCTAATTTCATAACAGTCTTATCAAAGTCTTTAGAACGATTTTGTTGTCCAACTCCAGTACCTCTTTTAAGTTTTTTCTTTAGCTTAGTTGTGTAATTAAAAGGTAATGTAAATGATTGACCTACTCCTGGAATACCATCATCAATGTTGGGTGCGTACATCTTTGCAGATTCATCAAACATCTTTTGTTTAGCAATATCACGAAGATTAGCTTTAGTTAAAAAAGTATTTCCAGTCAAATTACCTTTGCTAATTTCTCTACGCAAATCTTCTTTAGTAATATTAAAACCACTTATTGAAAACACCTGACCTGATTGCATTAAATTAAATACGCCATCAACAGTTGTTGCTTCTAAATTAATTTCTTTTATCCCAGTAGGAGTACGTACAGCTTTATCAGGATTATTCTTACTAGCAATTTCTTTGTCCATCATCATAGATTCAACAATAGAATCCATAACCTCAAACTCATTACCTTCTTTAGCAGCTGTATTTTTTAGTGCATTAAAGGTCTTAGCTTTAGTTGGAAAGTTATTCATTGCTTTTTTAAAATCTGGATGAACATGTTTGTGCAATATTTGAGCACCTTTATATTCAATCTCTTTAATTCCGTTAGCTCTTAATCTTCCGTTTACTATTTCAATAGGATCTAATACACCATTAGAAGCTTCATATAATTTATAAACAATTTCAGGTAATGCTCCACCATTATTAACAGCATTAATAATTTCTTGATCCATCTTTTCAGTTAGAAAATCTTTGTCAGATATTAATGCAAGATCTGAGCTTAACTGGTCTCTAACACGAATGTTTGCAGCTGCTTCGTGTAAGTCATCTAACTTACGAAATGTTGCTTGAACTCCAACCCCATCAACCTGATAAAATCCTTTTGTTTCGTCCATTGACTTTATGTAGTCTTGCAAAGCTAAACTACCTAAACCTGATGTATCACCTTTAGGATTACCATTTGCATCTAAAGCAACATTCTTATCCATGTAATCAAAAAAATAGTTATAAAAATGTTTCTTTGCATGGGGTAGCATTCCATCAATTTGGGTAGTGCCAATTTGATCGTTGCTTTTAAGACCTGATAATGACTTCATAGATTGCGTTAAAAGCTTAGTCACTTCTTTATCAAACTCAGCTCCATCTAAACCTCTACCTTCAGCAGTTTTAAAAAATAGTCGTTTTTTTATTGAATATGGCATAGCTTGAGAACTAAGCTCATTCATAGTAAATCTACCTTTTTGCTCAAGTGTAAGTTTGGCAAATCCATCCCATTTTTCTACTGAATAGTCTTCTTCAGAACGATTAGCTCCATCTATAAATATTTTGCCTTCTGGTAATCTTTCAAAGTCATACATTGTGATATGGTCTTGCTGTGCCAAATCCTCCATAATCTTTTTATAGAGTGCTGGACTTTTAGCGTAACCTTTCTCTTCCTGTTGTTGAATGATACCGGCATATCTTCTCATATCAAGTTTTGCTTTTTCAGTATTAGCTCTGTCATCTGCTACTAATCTTTTATCTAAGACTTTTTGTATTGGGTCAAACCTTTTCCAAAACTTTTCACCAAGAGTAACCTCTTTACCATCAACTAATATTTTTTGAGCTTTCAGTTGTTGTAAATATGTTTCAGTGTATTGACCATTAAGGTTTTCTTTAAAGCCTGATTCTAAATGGGTAAAAGCAGTATTGATAATTCCAGCTCTATCAGGAGCTAAATTAGCGGTATTAAATATTTGTGTTGGCTTTTCTTTCCACAATAATCTATATGATTTACCTTCATTTTTAAAAGCTTCAGCTCCTCTACTTTGCTCAACATTCGTTTTAATAATTTTACGTTGATCGCCTGAAAATTTATCTATTTCACCTCTAACCTCATTAGCAATAAAATCGCTACCAAATCTACGTTTGCCTCTTTCATCAAAAGCAAAAGAATTTTCGTATTGTTTACGCCATTCATCTAGATATGCTGTTAAAGTTGCCTCATCAGCATTTGGATCTTTTATTATTTCGTTGAATGATAAACCATTTATTTTGTGAGTTTCACTAAATTGAGACCAGTCTTTTCGCATAGTGTTGAACAAATGCGAATCAACCACATCTTTCTGTACAGCTCTCAACTCATAAGCTGAAAATTCTTTTCTAATTTGCTCCTTTAGTTCGGGCATCTTTTGCTTAAGAATTTCCCCTACAGTAAAGCCTTGCATTGTTAAATCTTTAAACCTTGAATAGGTTTCAGTATCTAACATCTCACTTAAATCAATATTTAGTGAAGACTTCTTTTCAAGAATTTTTTGAAATCTGTCCTGATTAAATTTTGCAAATGCTTGTATAGCTTTTGGTGCTAAATCTTTTAATTTTTCAAATCGCTCGTACTGTAATTTAGCTTCTTGTATCTTTACATCTTTATCTAGAATATTAGTCTTAAAATGTTGCATGTGAGCATCATGATAAGCCTCTCTAAACTCTTGCTGTAAATTAAAGTTTATCTCTCTTTGTTGAGCTTCTTTCCTACTATTGTCTTTTAAAGTTTGTAAAACTTCATTTCTATTTTGTCGGTTCTGATCACGTACTTCACGCATCCCACGTAAGGAGCGTTCAGTTTCATCTTGTAGTTTCCAAGTTTCGTCGGGAACTTGATTAGGGTCAAAACCTTTGCGCTGGGCGTACCCAGAAAAAGATAAATTCCTCATGTTATTTAATTGTTAAAATAGTCCCAGTAATGTTGTAACTCCGCCAACTGCAATACCCCAAGGTCCAGCAGCAGCAGCTCCTGCACCTGATAAAGCACCATATGTACCTAAACCGGCGGTTATACCACCAAGTACTGCACCGGGCAAAACGTCTCCAATTCCAAGACTAGATTGCATAGCACCCATCTTTGGAGGAGGTCCAACAGCTGGAGCCATAGGATCTTGATAAACCGCTTCTGGTAAATCAATTGGTTTAAATTTGTCTAGATTAATGTCATCTCTACCTATAGAAGGATCAAGCATTCTTCTTGCTTCTGCATTTATATCGGCTTGTTTCTTAGATCTGTAAAAATCTTTCTTATTCATTTCAGATGCTTTTACAGCACTTTCTAATTGTGATTTCAATATGTCTTGATTAAGTTTAAATCTAGAACCAAGCATATCTAGATCAAAATCTAATTTATCTAGAGTTAAAGCATTATCAGCTTTAGCAGAAGATAATTCAGTTTCTAATTGACGTATATCTAAACTCGCATTGTCAACAGTATCTAAAACACCCTGTTGAATTTGATCGAGACCTATCTGTCCTTTGGCATCACTCATTTTCATGGCACGATTAATTTCATCCACATTCAACATTGCTTTATTAATGTTTTCAATAGTACTGAAATTTATTTGCTGTTCGGCAAGAGCTGCTTTTTGTATGGTGTTTAATGAATTTAATTTATTTTGCTTCATTCTTGCACCAGCCATGTCTTGACCTCTTATCAAAGCTTCAGCTAAATAATTTTCTTGCCGACCTAATTCAGATAATATGGATTGAACAGCTTTACCTTGAGATCTACCAGCTTGTGTAAGTTGTGCCTCACCGCTTGCTCTTAGTGCATTTATTGACTGATCTTCAATTTGTTTGGCAGTATCTAAAGATGCTTTATTAGCTTCTCTTCTTAAAGTTTCGTTTTGAAAATTATATGCTTGTACTTGAGTTGCTGTATCTAAATTAAGACGAGCTTTTGAAAATCTATTTTCAGCTTCTTTAGATGCAAGATCTAAATATTGTGAAGCTTGTTGATATTCACCTGAACCTCTACCTTCTAAAATGTCAAGCTGTTTACCAGCTGACAAATATTCAGCACTTTTTTTAGTTTGGTTTACATTAAGAAGTTTTTTATCTCTTTGATATCCAATAGTATTTTCTCTAGTTGCAAGATTTAAATTAGCTCTAGCTTTATCGAAACCTTTGCTTCCTGTAGCTTCATACAAATCTTGAATAATACCTTGATTTTGATAAGCTGCTTGAATAAACCTTTCATCTAATACTTGGTTTTCTCTAGCTAAAGAATCTTGATACTCAAGTTCATTAAAACCTACCTGTTCTTCATATTGTTTTGTATTCTTATTAAATATCCTATCTTCTTGACCCCACTGGAACTGCTGCATGCTTTTGCCTTGTTCCCAGTTTTGGTTAGCAGTTTCCTCTTGATACTCTCTTTGAGTTTGATCTGCTTCTTTTCTTAACTCTAATGATTGCTGTTGGTACTCAAATTTATTATTAAGATTACCAGCTAATGTACCATCAGGATCATAGGTCTCTATAAATTTAGGATTACCATTCTCATCAAGAATGACCTTACCATCAGCATCTGTTTCTCTAACTAAACCATAATTGAACGCATAATTCTCCAGATCCATCTCATATTGAGCTACTCTGTTTTCATTTTGCATATCAATCATTTTATTTTGCGCACTCTTGCTCATTTATCCCCTCCTATAGAAACGTGGTGAGTAATATCCTTCCCACATCATTGAGGCTAATGATACAGGGAATGGAGAATCGCTTGAAACTTTTAATTCAAAGTTTGTATTACGTTGATGTATTGGTACTGTTACAACTGTTTGATCAGCCAAAGGTACATCATTAGCTAAATAGAAATTAGCTAGTGCTATAGGCTGTACGTCGTTATATTCAACAGCACCTTTTCGTTTTAATTTGAAACTTAATACTCCAGACAAACCCGTAGAAAACTTCATTCTTGCCACAGTTAAGTTAGCTGTGAAGTCAGTTTGTAATCCGTTAGGATCTAGTCTGTAATAAGTAGTTGGTAACTCTACGTCAAATGTATATTTAAAACCAACAATGACTTTGTTAGCTACACTTGTTAAATTTTTAAAAGGTACTTTGTAATAAGTTCCTGTACCATCTGTAGCAACTGTAGGTGTAATAGTAAAACCAGATTCAACATAAGTTTGATTCTGCAAAGCACTTTGATCACTACCAATTACAAGAACTGGAGTTAATGTACTTTCATTTTCAAACGGTATATAACACTTACTAAAAGGGTTTATTGGATCTGTTTCGTCATAGACAACTGATGAAGCAGTAGCATATAAATCTACACAGGGGTTCATCTTATCCCCATTAGAGTTTACAAGTATTGATTCTTCAGGAGTCTGGTTAAGACTTGCACTGCATAAAGTATATTTACCACCCTGCATTGTAACTGCATACATAACATCAGAATCTACAGCAATTGTTTGAACATTACCGGGTAGTTTCCATTTAAACCATGCCTGCATAAGTTCTTCTTGACCATTACTATATGTTCTATAGAAATAAACATCAGAAGCAGTTGTACCCCACATAGCAATGAAGCTATTCTGTGGACTAGCAATTAAATCAGTTATTGTACTTGGAATATATTCTGATACAACTCTTCCAACGTCTAAAACTATTGGGTTCATTTCTTGTCCAGCTGTACGCATCTGATAGATACGTGTGTAACCAGGAGTTTTACTTAAGAAATTTATAGTACTTCCGTTATCTACAGGATCGATATTAATGTCCATCTCATAGTTTGAGATACCACGAATAATAGTTGTAGTTGGTGTGAATATACCATTAGGTGCAAACATTAAGAACTGCTGGTTCTTACTAAATAAAATTAAACCCTGTGCAGTTGGTAGAACACCTGTTAAAAGTGTTGGTCTAATACTTGAAGTACTTAAATCAACTGGGTCAGAAGCTATTTGTGTTCTAGCTGATACGTGGTAAAAGTTAAAGAACTCATTAGCCTGACTTAATGAAACATTATCATCAACCAAGAAACCTAATCGGCTGCTATGAAAGAAAGCTTGTTGTATCTTTTTTCCTACAAAACTTGGATGTGAGTTAGTAGTATCATCTCCAACTAATCTGTTAGTGTATGAAACTGCCCTAAATATAAAAGTATTAGTATTTGTATTAACTAATTCATGAGGCATAGTAGCGTCATTTAGACCCTGTGATACTCCGGGAGCAATATATTCTTCCCAGTAACCGTTACCAGAAGTACCATTATCAGCTATAAATCTAGCGTAATATGTATCATCACTACTCGTAGTATTTAAAACTTTTACCACTCTGCCTTGTAAAGACCTGTCAGGAAGCTGAGTTACGTTTGCTACTTGATCTTGAAAAGTTTCAAGCCTTTCATTATCTGTTCCACCTTTACCAGATAAAGTAAATGCAGAGGAAGAAGATAGTTCTAAAGTAGTATCTAATCTAGTGACAGTCAGACCAGATATATTTAGCGCATCAATACTACTTTTTAAATTAGTTAATATAGTATCGGCTGTAGCTTGGGTTCCTCCAGAGGTATAAGTTACTGTAGATCCATTAACTGTAACTTCATAAATTGTACTTACAGTAACAGCACGAAGTCTTACTGTACCTATAGTGTTTGCTGTAAACGATGGCTGTGACTGTGTAGTAACAGTAGTTGTTTTATTTGTAATTAAAGTGGTATCTTGAACAGTTAATACGTCATAGTCATTAGCAGTGGTTCCTGTTAAATAATTAGTATTAGCATTGTTTGTGTATGTAACTGTTGCTTGGACACCTGAAGTGGCGTTCCATATATAAATAGCTGTACCTTTAATACAACCTATATATTTCTCGTCTCCATCTCTGTGAATATAAAACCATTTAGCATTGTCATAGATATTTGCGTTTCCTAAATTTGTTATAAATTTAAACCCAGGTCTTTTTGTTAAACCAAAAGTAGGGTCTGGATAAGCATTAAGAGCTTCAATAACTTGCCCCGGTATTTTCTTTGTATCAGGTTGACGAGAGACACCACCTAAATAGTTAGTAATTGTTTGTGTGACATTAGGCATTATCTGTGTAAGGCATGATAAGGTTCATAGCTGGTGTAAAAGTTTCCATCTTTTGGATGTCCAAAGAAAGTAAACTCACCTTGATTACATTCATACTCAAGTGCCATAGCTCTCATGTATGCTTCTTTTTGTTGACACATCTTATAAAGGTTTGCATCTCCAACAATTCTGCTTACTGTAAAACAGGCAGCTCTAGCAGTTATGTAATCTTGAATAGGACGTGGTAAATCTACCCAGTCAAATAACCAAACAACATCACACTTCATTTCGGTTTCCCATTGTGATGAATGTTTGCGTCTGTCATATAACTTTCCACTTCTTCTTACTACGTCGTAATTCCTACTACTTGATTCAGTTCTAGCAAGATCAATCTGTAGAATATTTGCTGGTATTAGTATTTCTTTATTACTGTCTGGTGTGAATGGATAATTAAATTCTTTATTAAATGTCCAGCCTTCTGATTGTACTTCCCTGGACACCTGTAACAGAGTATCGTATGCAATCGCAACGTCTGGGTTGGTTTGATCGAGTGTCGTTACAGGTGCTTGACCAACCGTCTGCAATATTTGATTTACTGCTGGTAATTCACTAGCAGAATTTGTGGTAGGAATAGCCATATTTATATATAAAAAAAAAGGGAGCCGAAGCTCCCGTATAAAAAGTTAGAATGCTGCTGGAGCAGAAGCACCTACATATAATTCAACTGAAGCAGCTGGATTTAAGTAATCCGCACCGCAAGCTAAACGCCCAAGAATTACATCACCTTGGTAAATAACTGAAACATCTCCAGAAGTTACTTGAACTTGTGGTCCGATTGCTTCAACCATACCGGCAGCTTCTTTCTGGAATATTAATCCGCAAGAAGAAGTGAAGTTAGCCTGTGCGCCGTAGTCGTTATTAATGCCTGTGTCTGAATCTTCAGCATCTTCCATTGTTGGTCCAACAAATGAACCTACATTAGAAGGTGATGTTTCACCAGTTGTTCCACCATAAGCAACACCATACTTGCCAAGGAATGGGATATTCATTGACTTGTAGATCTTAATTCCAGCAATCTCGATGATGCCATTACCAGTCTGCAATGCAGAACCTTGAGCATCACGGTTTACTAGACCGTTAGAACCTACGTTTTGGATAAGTGAATAGTATTGTCTTGGGTTAAGAACACCAACTCTACCTTCAGAACTAACACCTTTCTCATCTAATGCAGCCGCTGCATCGTAGAAAGCGTTGATTAGGTTAGTAGCACTGTAAGCATCGGAGTCATTTGTAGTTGCTCCAACACGAACTTGTGTACCACCGGGTTCAACAAAGCTAGTCTTTGTGATAGGACTTACAACACGTGCGCCTCTAGTGACTGCACGGAATGCAAGACGGTCATATTTTTCAGCAAGAGCGAAACCAATCTTTCTTGAGATCTCTGATCTTAAATCATAGTGAGCAAGTGTCTCATCTAATTCATAAACGAATGCACTTGAGATTAAGAGATCATCAACTGTGATTGTTTTCTCTGCTACTGGGGGAGTACCGTCGGAGTTTCCGAGGATACTGTTTCCGGGAGTATGATATTCCGCCGATGTACGACCTGTATATATGAACTGCAAACTCTTACCGTTGGTAAGGCTTCTCTTCATAATTAGATCCCTAGCTATTGTTTGATGCTGGAATCCTTTAAACATCTCTCCGGAAAATAATTTAAGGTAGAGCGCACGTCTATCACCAGCACTATTACTAGCACCTGGCATAGTTACGGACGACTGCATACCTGTTGACTGTTGAGCCATTTTCCTTTAAAAATTGAGGGGTATATTACTTCGTCTTCACATGTGAAAAAGTGTGAGTCTTAGTTAGACTCATTAGATTGTGTGGTCTATCCCACCGTCATGACGGCTAATTGGTATCCGCGTACGGGCAAAAAGCCAAATTGAGTAGGGAGGATTTGCACCTCCCCAAAGATCTACTTGATTACTCTTTTGTAAGCAACGCCACGATATA